CTATTGTGGTTTCCGCGGTGGCGTCGGCATCAGCAGATCTGTGCCCACATTCACCGCGGACGATGCAATTCCAAGCAGCACGGCATTTTCTTTACTCTTCTCCTCGATTGCGAGGAGATCTCCCTGAAGCTGCATCGACCGCTGTTTACTTTCAAGCGTGAGCGCATCGCGTTCCAGATTCGCGGCCGAATCTTGCAGGACCGCCATCGGCGACCCCGCCATGGCAAGACCCAGGCGGCCATAGGTGGCGCGAATGCCCGCCAGCCGCCGCTTATTTTCACGCCGCTTCGCCTCGATTTCCTGCTGCATGCGCGACGCGTTCTCCCGTCGCTGCCGCGCCGCGAGACGATTCGCTTTCCGCTGCGCCTCGTACTGCTGATAGCTCGAAAAAACCTGGATCGCACCGCCAATTGCCGTAATCACCAATGCCGCCGTTGCCATTCCCATGATGCGTGTGCTCCTGATCGGGCAGTCATATGAACAACCGGTAATCTTCCACGTCCGCCGGCATTTCCTGCATGCCAAGCAGCTGGACCATGCGGATGGTCGCGTGCCAGTCTGCCTGACAGAGCGTCAGCAACGCGCGATATTCGGCAGCGACATCCACGGTGCGGATAAACTGTCTAACGAGATCGACAAAATAGCGTTTGCTCTCCTTCCCAAGGATCGCCCAGATATAGAAAGCTTCGTCGAAGGGAGCCGCAAGCTTTTTTACTGAGAAGTGAGGTTCAAGAGGAAAGTCCTGAAGAAAGATACCGCCAAAGCAAGCGATACATTCAGAGCCAACGAATGCGGAGGCGGCTGGACCGTTCTCAATCGCCCGGAGCATCGTGGGATCCATTGCAATTTCGTATTCTTCTTGCCGCATCGGCTGCGGGCAAAGACAAACGAGATGTTCTGGCAGGAACATTCAGTATGCAATCGTTCGCTTGTCCATCATCCTTTCATCTTAGCCACGAATGACACGACGTTCAGTGGGTACGGATCTTTCTGCCGAATGCTCACCGCGCCGAGTTTATTCCAATTCGGCGGCATTTCGATTGGCCCGAGCACCGCTGTGTACAGCTTCTGCGTACGATGCGCTCCGCGTGGTATTTTCTCCCACGATCTCAGACCACACATCCTCCGTCAGGAACAGATGCCACCGGTCAGCTGTCGAGAGTGGAAGGCCCTTCACTTTCGCCTTGGCGGCGAGCCGTATCAGTCCCTTGAGGTTGGGCGAAACCGGATCGGCAAACGAGCCGAGCGTATTGGTGGCATGCGGAAAGGCCAGCGCTGCCTCAATTTGCGTAGCACCAGTTGCCGAACCGTCCAAATCCCCCTTGCCAACCATCGCGGGGCCAAACGCGGCGGTTACGAGCGAACTCGCCCGGTGCTCTTCATAGGCTTCCAAGTACGCCTGGATGATCGGTACCGTTGGGTCGGCGAGCACTATCGGATCCAGCATCCGGTCGATCGGATCCGCCATATACCAAAACTCCGGCTTGGCGTAGACATGCGTAAATTGCGTATCCTGAAAAGCGCGCGGTTGATTGAAGCTGACCTGCTTCACGGGCTTCTTGGCGCTAATGAAACTCAGGACCGCCGACGTTGCGCCATGACACGGTTTTTCATAAACGCCACGGTTCACCGGCGGCGTCCGGAGCTGGATCTCCTGCTGAATCATCGTCGAGAGAGACACATCGTACAGGCCGCCAATGTCGGCCTGCGTCACCGCCGTCGAGAGCATCGGGCTGGTTACATAGGCCATCTCGATTCCTGCCGATTCGTCCTCTGTGGATTAGGATTGATTCGAGCTTGAAACGAACAAGCTTGAAAACCGTTTTACCGCATCCGCATGCTGCGGATGACCGGAATCACGAAAGGCCTTTTGGAACATAGGATCTCCATAGAGGGTGGAGACGGCGTTGCTACGCTCCCGATCGGTCATTTGTTCCGGCGGGATCCCGCCATGCGGCGCGCCGCCGGCGACGAACTGCCCCTCCTGCAACCGCGCGCCCAGCGCGCTGAATAGCGACAGCAGCGCATGCGTTCCAATCGCGGCCTCGATCTGCGTTACCGCTTCGGCGGGAAGACCGAGCGCCTGCACGGCGCTCTTTCCTCGTTCCAGAAACTCCGGGAAATCGTTTTTGTACTGCGCTTTCAACTTCTCGATCGCGGCCTCTCCCTGCTGCTTCCAGCCTTCGACCTGTGCATCGGCGTATTCCTGATTCAGCTGGATGAAAGCGTCCCAAACATGCTGCGCCTGTCCGACAGACAATCCGGCCTCATGAAAAACTGACCGTCCCTTCGTTTGCAAATCACCACCGTCCTGTAACGTCTCCGGAACCGTCAGCGCATAGCCCTCCGGCGTCTTCGGACGGCCCAGCGCCGTATAGAACGCGTCGCGCTCCTCCGGCGTTGCATCCTGCCCTGGAATCGCTACCGCCCCCGGCCTGCCCTCATGCTTTTTCAAGAGCCGGTAATGTTCGTACGCCAACTGCTCCGGCGACATTTCAGACCGAGCCATTAAATTTTTGACTTCCGGGTCCTGAATCGCGCTATACCACGGCGTGTCCGTAGCCTGCGACTCGGGCTGTGGTTGCCCGGTCTGCTGAAACTGCTGTCCAGACTGCTGCTGGACTTGTTGCCCAGGCGGCTGGAACTGGAACTGCCTGGCGGTATCGACACTCTCTGCCGCCCCGGATATCATCGTTGCGCCAACCCCACCCTCAGACATCATCACCTCCGATCCGCCGGGACAACCGGAGAATCCGCAAGAAGACCTCGCGCCGTCCCTCGTTACGCGCGGCGAGCTGAGCGTTCGTCGAGAAGCTGCTCTCGTGCATGTGACAAAACGCCGCAAGATCGTTCAAAACGCGACCGGGCGCGCTCGCCGGTCCTCCGGCCATCGCAAAGCACGTTCGGTACGCCGCGCTCAATTCGTCCTGTTCCTGCTGGCTCGGCGCGGGCGCGTCCTCGAGCTGCGCGAAGAGATCATCATGCCCCAGCCCGCCAGCGGCGTCGGACGGTTCCTCCATCAAAGAATTTATCGGGTCATCGCTCATCGTCTCATCCATCGTTCACCCGGACTCGCCAACGCCAGCGCGCCGACGTTAATCAGGCGGCTTGACCATCTCGGCTAGACTCACCAACGCCGGCGCCGCCGCAACGCCGGTTTCAACGTCGGCTGCCTCATTGCGCGCCGCGCGGATCGTCCGGCGGTCCTCGGCGCTGGTCAGCCACCGCGGCGGCATACCCAGGCTTTCCGATACCTCGGGCAACACCTTATCGATGGCGTAATGATCATAAACCAATTGGTCCTGCGTCGCTTGGGCGTACAGGGAGAACAGCTCCAGCGAGCGCGAGAACCCGGATACCTCCTGCGTGTGCGCGCTGCGCGCCATAGCCGATGTGAGCTCAACGTGAAACCCCGATAGCTCTTCCAGTTCTTCCGGCGCATCCTGCGGAAGCAAATTAAGCGTGTCGAGCAATTCCAGCTCACGCCGAATCATCGGATCGACGAGCCCGGACTCCAGAGACGGAAAGACCAACGACAGCGCATCCGCGCGCTCCGCGCGATTTTCCAGCACCTCGGGCACCGTCATCCGCTTCGTTTCTTGTGGGCTGATGCCGAGCGCCAATTGAATGCTGGCGCTCATCGTCTCGATCAGGTCAGCCGGAATCGTACAGTTGCCAGGGTCCAGCGTGTCGATCAGTCGCTGCCCCTCCGCAGTGATGGCGCCGAAATTGATCGCGCCGGCCTGCAGGTCCGGTCGGTCACTCAATAACGATTCGCTGGCCGCCAACAAGACCTGATCGACCGCGCGCTGCGCCTGTTTTAGTTGCGACTTCCGGATCGCATTCACCAGGGCGATCACATTGAGCAATTGCTCCAGAACGCTATGGCCATAAGCATCGCCAGGCGTCAACAACGACCGAGCGACAATGTACGGAAACCGCGCAAATCCCGACCGGTAGGCGCTCAGAATTTCACCGCCTTCGCGCGTGTGCTGTTTCGGGATGAAATACAGGCTGCCAATCGGGTAACGGTTGGAACCGATCGCCTGACGATCATAGTCGCCCTCCGCGCGCCGATAGCAATAATGGACGACCTCGAAGGGGGCCTCTTGGTCGCCAGTCATTCCCTGCGCATCCTGAGGCAACGGCGCATTCGGGAACCGTTGCTCGAATTGCCGCGGCGTCAGATAAAACCGATGAAATGTAGCCGTGATCTCATCGACGTCGTTAGTCTCCAGGTAAAAATTACGCAGCAGGCACGGCCGGTAGAATATCCCGGCCTGCCCATCCCGCGTGTGCGACCCGACGAACAGAACGCCGGTCCCATAAGCGACGAATGACCACAGGAACTCGTTCAATGCGGACTCGAACCCAGCGCTGGCTGCGTACCGTGCATTGTTCAGCGCGTGCGTCAGCCCGCTCAAATAATCTCGGACGTCCTTACGGGATAGCAATTCGGTATTGACCGGCTTGAGCGTATGCCACTGGGTGCCACGCGGAGCCAAGGCCTGGCGATAGCGCGCCGTTTGTTTTTGAGTAACGATCAATCCAATCGGATCGTAAGCGCGCAGCGTCACGCGCTCCGACGGGGAACGACCCGTGGCCATATTCAACCAGTACGGGTAATGGCGCGGCAGACACAGCGCAGCGGTTTTGCGCCAGATGTCCTCACGTTGCACGCGCGCCTGGCGCGCCTCCGAATAGGCCTTGAAGATTGCGTCACGAGCAGCCGCCGGTTTTCTCTGTTCCGTCACGATCGCCGGCCGCGCGATAGTGTGCTGCCCCACAAACCCGCGGCGGCAATATCCCGGTCCAGAGGTCCCAGCGACGATAAGGTCTTATTCACGCCATAACCGTTCGCCAGTAGCGCAGCGCGCGCCCGCGCCAGGTTGGCGGCGTCTTCGTCCCCCTCGTCCTCGTCCTCGATTTCGCGTCTCGGCGCTTTCGGTCCTTGCGACCGCAAAAAAACCATGTCAGCGCTCCCATAACGGCTCTGTGTGCGCGGTGGAACCACGGCGGTCCCAATCATCAAGTGGGTGCTCATCGAGGTGCGCGCGCACCCCGCGCACCCTTTGGAGCCAGGCCGACGAGCGCAGGTCGCGGCGAGGAACTACGGGCGCAAACGTCAACGACAACATATCCGCCCAGTCCGGCGACGGCAGCCCTCGCTTTTTCATGGCGGCTTTCGACTCCATGATGATTCGCTGCTCGCCGCGGTCATAGCGGTACTTGATCGAGATTAATTGTTTCGCCAATTGGCTGCTCTGCGGCAGCCGTCCGCCAGCCATCAACCAGTCACGCAACTTGGCCCAGAGCTTCGCTCGGCGGTTCACGTACAGCCGGGATTGCTGCGCCTGCGCTCCAGGATAAACTTCCTCAACGCGATAACCTCGCCACCGCAAAATATCAATGACTCCGCTACCAGGTCCGGTCGCCTCGATCACCGTAACGTCCGGCTTGATCTCGTTCGCCAACTGAGCGGCATGCTGCGCGATCGCAACATTATCCAGACCCTTGAATTTTCGGAGCGGAAAAGAACGATGATCGTTCCCCTGACGAAATCCCAGAACCGTTTCGTCGTCCCCGAAGCGCGCCACGTCAACCGCCATGATCAGCGCGGCTCCCTGGTCTTGGTAATCGTAATTATCATCAATGTTCATTGCCGCATCGACAAGATCCTTATATGAGGGTCCGTTACCCAGCGTACAGCTGAGAGTCTTAATGTTATGGGATAGTAAAACCAACACTGGCGGATGCATGCCGTGATTACGGCGGGCGCGTATTCGGGTGCTAATGACAACAGACATGGTGCGCCGAGCACTCGGCGCACCATGGCCTGGAGAGAATACAATGTTTAAACTGTTTAAAAAGAGTGAAAAACCGGTTGCAGGACATCATGTTTACATAGACACGAGAACCATAAAAAAAGAAGGTGAATATTATGTCTATTGTGGACCCAATGACATGCTACAAGTCATCCCGTTCTCCTCAGCCCGACCCCGACTTGTCAAATTCCTAGATGCCACAGAAGACTTGCCTGAATCGAAAGGGCTTTACGCCTATTTTAACCCAGGAGTTTTCATACCTCCAGATCCGATAAGGGAATGGCTCTAATAGCATATCCGGTGTTGATATTTTATGGTGTAGAGAGCCAAAAAGCAAGTTTTTCCGATGCATTTGCAGTTCTACAGGGCTTGATGTGCTCGTTAAGGTCTTGCATAAAAGCGCCGCACTCAAACTTTTCGACGATATTGATATGGATGTTCTTGACATAGATGTTCTTGGAACCGAGATGAATACTCTTTGGATCGATTTTGCGATCCTCGACGAAAGATGGCTTGATGCTGTACTAGAAACGCACTCAGGATACGCACCTCTAAGTTTCACTGGACTGAAGTCGCTGACGTGTGAATCGGATTATTTTATATACGGTGTTGGCTGCCAAGACCTAGATGACTACGAAGACTATTATGAGGTAATCGCTTATGGCGCAGCGGCACCAGCCGCATTTTGTCAATTGGCTAACAGCTGGGGAATTCCGGTCAACCTGCAACGACCGGGCTCAGATCGTTATTTGAATAATCCCCTCTTAATTGGTTAGCCGGTGGGGAATTCCGACCAGACAGCAACGACCGGGCCGCTCATGATGGTTATTCGCAAATCGGGTAAAGCTTGCTGTATCTTGCTCGTCCTATTCCAGACGTCTTTATCCGCTGGCGATTTTCGGAATTGGAAAGAGCTCCGGGACACCGGCATCGAAAAGCAGAACCTCGATGTCTCGTGCGGAGCCGCTGCCGCGGCCACGATCCTGCGCGCCTACTACGGCGTGGCGGTGTCCGAACAGGAGATCCTCGCGGAGGTCATCAAGGCCGGCCTCGACGTCACGGCCTCGGATCTCGAACAGGATCTCATGACCGAGATCATCCTGACCGCGCTCTCCGGTGCGCAGACCATCGAGGATCTCACCGCGAGACCGGGTTGGTCTTATTGGGCGACCCCAGTTGGGGAAATCGGAAAGTCACCGCGCACCGCTTCCAGGCGATCTGGGACGGCAAGATTCTGTTCATCCTGCCAAAGGATGATGCCCGTAACGTCAATGTGGAGCGCGGTTTCTTTCACGCTCCAAAGCCAAATACCTTAG